ACCCAGGGGGATACACCTCGGTCGACGGGGTAGGGCGCGGGCGCGTGGCGAATCGCTCGTGATTTCTCGGTCGAAAGGCCCCTATAACCATGCCAAAGAAGCCGAAACAGACGAAATCGAAGCCTGAAGCCGCGAAATCGGCCACACAGGACCTCTACGACCTCTCGCACAACTACTTGCGAGACGAGATCGAGGCGATCGTCAACGGGACGGCGGCGAAGACGAAGCACGATCCGGCGTATCGGGTCGCAACGCTGACGCGAATGGCCGCGCAGGTCGACGCCGAGCGCCGCAAGGCTCGCGCGCACGACGAGAAGAAGCTCGAGAAGATCACCTTGCCGCTGGTCCTCGCGTGGTTGCGACAGGCCCGGGACGAGGAGCTGAGGTCCGTCGCGCGCGAGGTCGCGGCGATCATGGGCCAGGAAGGAAACCTGCTCGCGTGACTGACATCAACGGAGTACCCATCCTCAACGCGCCCGAGCCCGCCACCGACGCGCAGAACGCGGTAGCGATCGCCGAGGTGCCGATCGAACTGCCGCCCGAGCAGAGCGTCTTCGAGCTGAAGCTGCGCGAGCCAGGCATCGTGCGCTCGGTCGGCTTCTGGCTTCATGAGCCGAAGGTGGTCGCGTCCGCGATGCGGGGCGTGCAGAAGATCGCGATGCCCATGCTGTTCGTCGAGTGCAATCCGCACGGTGAGATGCAACAGATGCGCGTGTTCGCCTTCATCCCGAGCAACGGCGCCTTTACGCCGAAGCCGGGCTGGACAGCGCGGTACCTCACGACAGCGGTCGGCCCCGCCGGCGCGCGGCATCTGTTCGAGCTCGTGGAGGTGTCGTGACCTACGTCGTCAAGACCCGCCTGAACGCGACGGTCGTCGCTCTGTACACGTGCCCCGAGCACGGCGTGTTTGAGTGCGAAGTGCTGCGCGAACCGAACGGCGACGCGCCCGAGCAGATTGCCTGCGACATCGAACCAGACACAGACGAACCGAGCCTGTGTCCGTTGCCAGCAACCTGGACGCCATCCGCTACCATCGGTTGTCGCGTGCGCCGCGTTGAGGTCGTCCGCGGTAAGTACGAGAAGCCAGAGCGAAAGACGTATCTCGACACGCGCAAGCTCGGCGAAGGGCAGGACGTCGAGGAGTTCCAGTCCGAGCGCCAAAAGATGTGGACAGAGCAACGCCGTCGGCGCGTGAGGGAGCTGCTGCGATGAATGACGCTGACCGTCGATACCTTGATTCCGTGTCCGAGAAGCTAGGCGAACGGATCACCGATGAGTTTGAAGCCGCGCATGCCGCGATGGATCGCAAGGAGCGCGAACTCGACGAACACGGATACGGCGGCGATCCGCAGAAGCCACCAGCACGGGTCGTTGGCCTCGACTCGTTCGTTCGCCCGCCCCGCGAAGATTATGTGCGTGTCACCTCGGAGCACGACGGGTGGACGTGCGAGCCCGCCGTCGAGTACCGGGATGGCGATTCCTTCTCTGGCCTTGCTGCGGCGCTGAAGCAGCTCATGGAAGGCGTGACGTGGACAAGCGATGCGATCGCTCGCGCGCGAGTCATTGCGAAGCTCATCGAGATCCGCTGGCCCGATCGCGCCTACTTCGTCGAAGTCTGGCAGGACGGGCAAGAGGGCTTCGCGCAGGTTTTTCAGCCATTCGGCGTGCCGAGGAATCGATGAACCCGGCCTTTCGCCTCGCCGCTCCCGAGGAGTGCCGCTGTCTCTGTGGTGGCGTCATTTCGCCTGGTCGGAGATGCAACTTTATCATTGCGACCTGGTCGTCGAGCTACAAGGACTCGCACTATGCCGGCATTCTCGACAACGACACCTACGCGCCGGCGATGCATCGGCAAATCCCGCGGGTTCTCGCGCGGCCTGGCGCGGTCGCGATGCTGGCGTTCGAGCGCGATGACCCGGACTTCCTCTACGGCCACGCGGTTGCCGAACTCGACGCGCACGAGACGCCGATCGTGCACTACGTGTTCGTCAAAGGGCCGTATCGCAAGCTAGGTGTCGCCCGCGGCCTGTTCGAGGCGCTCGGCATCAATCTGAAGAACTACCTCGTGTACACGTGTAAGACCGGCGTTGTTCGAGTTCTTTTGGACGCCGACAAGATTCCGCGCGGTCGTTTCGATCCGAACGGAATCCGCTACTCAAAGGAGAACAGGAGACGAGCCCTATGACCGAGACCATGACTCCACCGAAGACGAAGACCCCCGAGCGCGTGCCCGTCGAGCGCGCACCCATCCAGATCGAGCGCCTGCAGTTCACGACCGCCAATCCGCACGGGCTTTCGGTGCCGTACGGGCCGGACGGCAAGAGCGAAAAGATCGTCCCGAATCTCACCGCCGGTGAGTCCGGTGACGTGCGGACCGAGATCGAGCATCGGCCGTGGATGCGCGTGTTTCGTGTGACGCGCTTGAAGAAGGTCACGCGCACAGACGAGAAGACGAAGCAGGAAGTCGTCTCATGGGTGCCGATGGGCAAGCCGTTTCACATCCCCGATATCGTCGCGGTGTCGACGCCCGTGGATGACTGAGTGACAAAGCGCTCGCGCACGCCCGCCAAACCGCACGCGAAGAAGAAGTCGGCGCGTGAAAGGGCACTGCGCGAGGCCGGCTCCCCGGATGACGAATGGGCCGATGACATCTGGAACAAGCTGCTCGATGGGACTCATCCGTTCCAGTACGACGCAGCCACCGATCCCGCGAAGCGCTACTCGTGGCTGTGCGGCCGAGGTGCCACCAAGACCACGACGTTTCGCATCCGCGGCATCCGCAGGCTGACGAAGAAGCACGGCGCGAAGGTTCTCTACTTCGCATCGACGCGCGGCCGTGCGAAGGACCTGATGTGGTACCCGCTCAAGACCGTGCTCTCGAAGCTCGGCTTCGTGGAAGGGCGCGACGTCACCTTCAACGAGAGCGAGCTGCGCTGCACGATCCATCGCACGGGCTCGATGTACTTGCTGTCCGGCCTACAGGACGTCAAGGACGCCGACAAGTGGCGCGGTGAGACCTTCGATGAGGTGCAATTCGATGAGAGCGGCGCGATTCCGCCCGAGCTGCTCGAGTACACGATCGATCAGGTCATCGGCCCCCGCGTGCACTGTCTCGGCCTCGGCGGCACGCCTGGCCTGAATCGCCGGAAGAAGTTCTACGACGTCACGCGACCGGGCTCGGACAAGCATCGGCCGTACAAAGATCGCCACAAGCCCGAGTACAAGAACTTCAAGGGCTACAGCTCGCATCACTGGACGCTGAAAGACGTTATCGAACTGCCCGGCGCGAAGAAGAAGTACCCCGCGCTGGTGGAGCTCTACGAAGAGCAGCTCGAGGAATTCGAGCGCAACCAATGGAGCCCCGACCACCCGATCCGCCGGCGCGAGTACGACGCCATTTGGGCGGCCGACAACACGCTGCGCGTGTTCGGCTCGTTTCGGCCGCACCTGGACGACGGCACGCCGTGGAATGTCTGGGACCCGTTCGACGGCAAGGGCCTGATCGAAGGCGTCGCCGGTCTGAAGATCGCGCTCGCGAAGCTGAAGGAAGCACACCCCGAGTTCAAGGACTGGCGCGTGACGGTCAACATGGACCAGGGCCACAAGGACCCGTTCGCATGCAACCCGCTCGCGTTCTCTCCGCATGACCCGAAGCGGCGGAAGTGGCAGGTGATGTCGTTCGAGCGCACAGGGATGGGCTACGGCAAGCCGATCGCCGAGCTGCTGATCGGCGAAGCCGAGGTCGACACATTCGTGAAGACGAACGTTTTTCCCACGAAGTACGGAGGCGTGTTCGGTACGATCGGTGGCTGGCCTGACGGGACGGTCATCGACAGCGACAACGCGCTGCTCGAAGACCTGAAGAATGTCTACGGGATCAAGGCCGACAAGGCCGACAAAAAGCCCGAGTACAAGAAAGGCGCGATCGAGCTCACGAACGGCGAGTTCCACGACGGCCGGCTGATCCTGCTGCTTGGTAGCCCGGCGCAGGAGCAGTGCGAGCAGCTGCAGTGGAAGGAACAGCCAAACGGAGCGCTGATCGAAGACCCGGCGCAGGCGAACCACTCAACGGACACGCTGGTGTATGGCTGCCAGCTGATCGCGACGATGTTCCAGTCGGGGCTCGTTGCCCAAGACGCGAAGCCGCAGGCGGAGAACTACTCCGATCCGATGGGACTCGGAGCCGGGATCGGCACCGACGACCAGGCCGACGGCGAAGAAGCGTTGCTAGCGCCTTCGGAATGGTCAGAGGATGACGAGTGGTAGCGATGACCGCGAAGCAACTCGAAGAACACCTGACCGTGATCACCGCGAAGGCGAAGGCGCTGCGCGAGGCCGGCGTGGTCGGCAAGGTGTCGATCGCCCACATCAGC